TCGGGTGTTGTTGTTATCGTGCGTGTGTTGGGAGACAGGCAAGACGCGCGGCGGCATTTATTCCAGAAAGCATGATGATTGAATTTATCGAAACCGGACAAAAGACCGGGACGGTTGATGCGTTTGAGCGTCTATGTAAATTTTGTGATGAACAAATGTCGAAGGCCGTTTTGGGGCAAACGACAACGACGGACGCTCTCAGCCAGGGTTTGGCCGGTAATCAGGCGCATGATGAGGTACGCGGTGATATTGCAAGGTCGGACGCCAAGCAATTGGCGGCAACCCTCAATACGCAACTGATTCCGGCGATCATTGCCCTCAATTATGGGCCTCGCGCCGTTTATCCCCGTATCACGATTGGCCGAGCGGAGGCGGTGGATTTGGATAAACTCTCATCCGTTGCTGACCGGGCGGTGCGGATGGGTCTCAAAATCTCGCATAAGGCTTTGGTCGAGCAATTGGGCTTGACCCCGGCCGAAGACGAGGACGACACGATCACCCTGCCGGAATCTGTCTCGCCGATGGAGTTTAACCCCGGTTTTGCCTCGGTTCATTCCCGCCATCATCAAGATTGTGTCACGGCGGCGGCGCATTCTCATGCGCCGGACATGATTGAACGATTAAGCGATGAGATGGCCGAGACATGGGAAGAAATCATGGATCCGGTGGTGCTTGAGCTGGAGGAAGCTATCGCCTCGGCCGAAACTTTTGAAGATTTATCGGCGAAATTACTGGAGATTACCCAGGATCTCGACATGGACAATCTTTCTGAAAAACTGGCACAGGCGATGTTTGCAGCACGGCTTGCCGGAAATTTAAAAATCAATCCTGCCGGTGGGTCATCATGAGCAATATTATTCTCAAAGCCCTACCCCCGGCGGAAGCGGTGGCTTATTTCCGTGCCAAGGGTTATCAGTTGAGTTTTGACTGGCGGGATATGGCCACCGAAGATCACGCCTATGCTTTCACGGTGGCGAAAGCGATGCGCCGGGATATTTTACAAGATATCAGGGCGGCGATGGACAAGGCGTTGAGTGAGGGCACAACGTTGGCCACATTTAAACAGGGTTTAAAACCCGTTTTACAGACCAAAGGCTGGTGGGGCAAGAAGGAGATGCTTGACCCCCTGACCGGTGAAATGCGGCAGGTTCAATTGGGCAGTCCCAGGCGGCTTCGAACAATTTTTGATACCAATCTCCGCACCTCTTACGCGGCCGGGCGGTGGGAACAGGTGCAACGAACGAAAAAGACCCATCCTTATTTGCGTTATGTGTGTGTGTTGGATAAGGCAACACGGCGCGATCATCGGCAGTGGCATAATGTGGTTAAACATGTCGATGACCCGTTTTGGAATGATCATTATCCACCCAATGGCTGGGGCTGTCGCTGCACGGTGCAGCAACTGAGTGAAGCGGATATTGAAAAATTAGGACTGCGGATCACGACCGAAAATATTACCGCACCGGCCAAGGCATGGAAAAATCCGCGCAGTGGGCAGGTTGTGAAAGTGCCCGGTGGCATTGCCCCGGGATTTGCCCTGAATTGCGGGCACCGCCGGATGGCGGCCTTGACCCCGCCGCCGCTTGATCAACCCTTGGTGCGTCCCTATAGCGGCGAGATGATCAAAGTGCTGATGCCGCCCATCCGCGAGATGCCGAAGACCATGATTTTGCCATCCAATTTGAATGATGAAGAGTATGTCTCGGCTTTCTTAAAAGAATTTGGCGGGCAAATCGGTCGGCCGGTCATTTTTAAAGATGTGACGGGCGAGCCGCTGATTATCAGCGATGATCTGTTTAAAACAGCTAATGGCGCATGGAAATCAGGCAAGCGCGGCCGCGGTCAATATATGAAATTACTAGCCATGACTCTCAAGGATCCGGATGAGATTTTCTGGAACTGGCAAGACTATCCCAAAGGACGGATGACCCTGACCCGTCATTATTTGCGCCGGTGGCCACAAGACATTGAAGGCGGGTTTCATCCTGTTGGCGGTTTTACCTTATTCGACACCTCGGCTGCAGGATGGAACGGCGTAACCATTTTCCCGACTGACAGAAAAAACTATTTGGAAAACCAACGGATCGGGACATTGGTTTATAGACGGCCAGACTCGCAAAAATAAAAAAGACCCGCAGTGCCATTCACTAACGGATCTGCAGATGACACGTATGAGAAGGAATGGCCTCTGGCATCATCTGAATATTTAGTATGTCACAGGACACGCAAAAAGTCAAAAAATTGACCTTGGAAAAGGTCATTTCATGAAATCGCGTTTTAAGGCTCGTAGGAGCGCATGAAAATTCTGATCTATACCGAGACACCGTTTTCAAAAAACACCATAAAATTAAAGACGTTGTGGGATTTTTAAAGGCGGTCTGATTGGGATCGTTCCCCCCGATTGGCATGATTTGATAAAAACAGGATAAAAATCGCGGATAAGAAAATCTGCATAGAAAGATCAGCCGGTGAATAGAGACTAGGTCGGTGATCATACGGGCAAATGCCCGTCTGATAGGCTTTTGCTGATCTTTCTATCATGGCCTTATGTTTGATGATTTGCAAGCCTTCCATGTTCACATTGATTCCCCTCACTCACAGCAAGATGAGTGGTATCATATTATGCCGATGGGGAAAACCATCGGTTTTGACGGACGTGGCCCTTATATTTTAAAAGACCCGGCCAAGGTGATTGCGACCAGTCTGCGCCCGAAGGTTGATCTGCCCGTTGACCGCGACCATGAGACCTTGTTTATGCCGCGCGGCACGCAGGTGAAGGCGGCCGGATGGATCAAGGACATGGCGGCGCGGGATGATGGGATTTGGGCACAAATTGAATGGACGAAAAGCGCCGCTAACCAACTGAAGGCCAAAGAATATCGTTATTTAAGCCCCGTTTTTAAACATAACCCGGCCACGGGTGAGATTTTATCCATCCAACATGTATCTCTCACCAATAACCCGAATTTTGAATTAACCGCCGCAGCCTCTGCGGACTCTAACCACCAAAAGGAGATAACCCCTATGGAAGAATTTTTAAGTAATCTGGCGGCCATTCTTGGCCTACCTGAGACGGCAACGGCAGAAGAGATTTTGACGGAAGTGACCAATCGCCTTCAGATGCGAGAAGAAGAAAAAACGGCCGAGGCCTCAACCGCAAACAATAATCTTGCGGCCGGTGTCTCCACCCCTGACCCGGCACAGTTTGTCCCGATGTCGGTCTTTAACGAGGTCAAGATTCAACTGGCACAAATTCAAAAGGATCAATCCGCGCGCACGGCTCAGGAAGCCGTCACGGCCGCGATGCAGGCGCGCAAAGTGACCCCGGCGATGCGGGAATGGGCTTATGCCTATGCCTCAAGCGATCTTCAGGGGTTTCAATCTTATGTTGCCTCTGCGCCGGTCATTGTTTCGGCCGCAAGCGAGATCAGCGGACAAGTCTCCGAAAAAACCGAAGAAGAACTGACCGAAGATGTGCGTGACCTGGTTGAACTCCTCGGTTTGGACAGCGACACGGTCGAGAAAATCCTTAATGAGGATTTGGAAACAACCGCCTGATTCAATTCATAAACAGAAAGAGAAAGACATGACAGCATTAACAAAAGACCGTGACACACCGGAGCGAGGCAACAATTTTTACAGGGTGCCGGTGGCGGCGGGTGTTCAAATTTTTGCCGGGGCGCTTATTGCCCTGAATGAGGGCGGTTTTGCCGTGCCCGGACACATCAGTGCGACATTGAAAGGTTTCGGCCGTGCCGAGGAGAGCGTTGATAATAAAGGCGGCGGGGATGGTGACCAATATATCAATGTCAAGCGCGGCGTGTTCCGTTTTGCGAATAGTTCGGGTGCCGACCTGATCACCCGCGCCGATATTGGTGAGGTTTGTTTCATCTGTGACGATCAGACAGTCGGTAAAACCGACGGCGGCGGTACAAGATCGGTGGCAGGCCGGATTGACGATGTTGATGCGGGCGGTGTCTGGGTCGATTTCACTTCAATTTGACGTTTTTAACCCCTCTTTAAACAAGGACTAAACCATGATTATCAATAGACAAAATCTTTCTGGCCTGCGTGCCAGTTTCAAATCACTTTATATCAGCGCACTTTCGGCGGCAAATCCGCAATGGGACAAGGTGGCGATGAAAGTGCCATCGACCGGTGGCGAGACAAAATACGGCTGGCTGGGGATGTCGACCCGTTTCCGTGAATGGGCGGGCGAGCGTGTGATTCAAAATCTGAGAGAACATGATTACACGATCAAGAACGTCGATTATGAGAATACAATTGGCGTCGGTCGGAATCAGATTGAGGATGACGAACTGGGGATTTACAAGCCGATGTTTGCGGAGACTTCGCCTAGTGCTTGTGCGGTTTGTGCGCCGAAGA